AGTAGTATGGCAAGTGGTACGCTAGTACCCTTTATGTCAGAAGTGGCATTGCCAGGGGATAGCTTTGATATAGATCTAGATTGTGATGTAAAGACGTTACCAACAGTGGGACCTCTATTTGGAAGTTATAAAGTACAATTAGATGTATTTGAATGTCCAATAAGGTTATATCAAGGAAAATTACATATGAATATGTTAAATATTGGTATGGATATGTCAGAAGTATTGTTACCACAAATAGAGTTGAAAGCACAATATAAAGTGGGTGAAGGAGATAATTCACAAGTGAATTCAAGTAGTATATATAGTTATTTAAATATAAGAGGATTAGGAAGAACACCAACAGGAACAACAAATACAGTAACAAGACAGTTTAATGCAGTACCATATTTAGGGTATTGGGATATATATAAAAATTATTACAGTAATAAACAAGAAGAAAGAGGATTTGTAATACATAATTCGAACTTAAATACTGACTTTGATACAGTGCAATGTAATGTATTAGTAGTAGGTGGATCAAGTGTAGTACAAAAAGATGTATTTGCAAGTGATGAAAGTATAACGACAAATCCAACAGGGTCAGTAGTGCCAGTAGTAACAATGGATATAATATTTAAATGGAATGCAACAGGAGAAACAGCGTTTGGGGCACCAGATGTGAATGAATTCAAGATTGATATAGGGGGAACAGAATTTACACCATATGAATTATTTGAAGTAGTGAATGTACCAGTAGTACCATCAGGAGGATTAACTGGAGATGGATTAACAGTAAGTTGTAGTGGTTACACAGGACCAGAGGGAACAGCAGATTGGGATGCAACAGGAAGTACAGAAGTGCCAAATGTAGATGGAGATATATCAGGACAACCACAATTAACAGAGTTTGATTTAACAAACATTGATGATATGAGAATGGATATCCTAGAAGCTGTAAGAGATACAACAGCATTCAAAATAGATGATAGTTCAGCGGCACCATATGGATTAGGTTTAGGTACACCAGGAAACTGGGATGAAGCTTATAAACGTAGTAGTCAAGAAGGATTAGGAATTAAAACTTATCAGTCAGATTTATTCAATAACTGGATAAGTACAGAATGGATTGATGGAACAAACGGGGTAAATGAAGTAACAGCAGTTAGTACAGCAGGAAATGAGTTTACAATTGATGCGTTAAACTTAGCGAATAAAGTGTATAATATGTTAAATAGAATTGCAATAAGCGGAGGAAGTTATGATGACTGGTTAGATGCAGTATATACACATGAAAGAAGTAAAAGTTGTGAAAGTCCAGTATATCATGGAAGTCTAATAAAAGAACTAGCGTTTGAAGAAGTAGTATCAATGAGCGATGTAGAAGTTCAAGGAGAAGAACAACCATTAGGAACATTAGCAGGACGTGGAAGATTAACAGGTAAAAACAAAGGTGGAAAAGTAAAAATCAAAGTAAGTGAACCAAGTGTAATAATTGGGATAGTGAGCTTAACACCAAGAATTGATTATAGTCAAGGAAATAAGTGGGATGTGAACTTAAAAACAATGAATGATTTCCATAAACCAGCCCTTGATGAGATAGGATTTGAGTCGCTCATTACAGATCAGATGGCATGGTTTGATACAGTAATAGACCCAACAACGGAAGCAGTAACTTATAGTAGTGCAGGGAAACAACCAGCATGGATTAACTATATGACAAATGTAAATCAGACAAGAGGAAACTTTGCGGTAAAAGTAGGTGAAGCAGGTGGACAAGGTGAAATGTTTATGACATTAAATAGAAGATATGAGCATGGAACTGGAGGAATTGATGATTTAACAACATATGTAGATCCAAGTAAGTATAATCAGATATTTGCACAAACACAGAGAGATAGTCAGAATTTCTGGGTGCAGATTAGTAATAGAATTATAGCTAGACGTAAGATGTCAGCGAAGGTAATACCGAACTTATAGTGAGTAGTTTGTAGTTAGTTTAATTAAGGGGAGGAAACTCCCCTACTAACTATGTATAATAATATTAAAATAAAATAAAATGGGATATAGATATAAAGTACCAAGTAAAAGTAGATTAACGAGTATAGAAAAACTAGAGGGAGAACCGATAGAATTAAAAATTGAAAGAATAGTAAGTAATAAAGAGCCGATAAGTGATGGGGCGCCAAGTATATTTACAGAAAGAAAAGAAGGAGTTGTAGCGGCTTATAATATCAGGACTGATAGATGGGAAGTAGCAGCAGATGGAATGGATGTAGTGTCGAAGAGTATACAGGCAAAAAGAGATAGTAAAGGACAAAAGAGTAAAGTGGCGAATTCCGACGTTAAAGAAACACCGAAAAAGGAAACTAAAGTAGTGGATTTGAAGAGTGGAGAGATTAGCGGAGCTAAGTCAACAGAAGGCGGGGCTAAATAGGATTAGTCAACAGGAGTGGTACGCATCTGTTCTTATATATCAAGAAGGATGCGTCGCTTTTGAAAAGCGCGAAATAATAATAAATAAAAAATAGAAAATATGCCAATAGACCCAGTAGTACAAAGTGCAATGATAGGTGCTGGAGCACAAGGATTAGGAATGATAGGTGGAAGTGGAATGTCAAGAAAACAGTACCACAGACAAAAAAAATTAATGGGATTCCAGAAGGAACACCAAATGGATCTAAATAGACATGGACAAGAGTTAGCAATGGATATGTGGAATCAAACGAATTATAAAGCACAGGTAGACCATATGAAAAAAGCAGGGTTAAACCCAGGGTTGATGTATGGAAGTGCAGGACAAGGTGGAAGTACAAATGCAGGAAGCGGTGGAAGTGCACAAAGTGGACAAGCACCACAAGAAAGAGTAATGGATATGAGTAATCTAATGATAGGAAAACAATTAGAAGAAGCAGATTCAAGAATAGGTTTAAATAAAGACTTAGGATATAAAGCAGTACAAGAAGGAGATGCAGTTCAAGGATATGAAAAAGACGAATCAAAATCAAGAAAAGAATTAAATGAATCGCAGATAACAAATAATGCGGAAATATTTAAAGAAATCTTAGCAAGAACAAATGATTATGAAATGGCAAGCTTATTAAAGGAAGCAGAAATAAATGTAAAAAAAGAACAAGTAAAACTAATAGATGCACAAGTAAAGAAAACGTTAGCGGAAAGAGATGTACAAGTAAAAATTGCAGAAATGGATTATACAGAAACTAGTGGTAGAAATATATATGCAAATTTAGAAAAATTATTCGGAGGAAAGTATGACATGAATACATATGTAGGAGCAGCATCAGCGATAGCATCGTTAGCAATATTAAAAAATCCATTATTAGTAACAAGATCTAAAACATTAAGAAAAGCAACAGAAAAAGTAAAAGAGATATATCCAAAAGCAATAACATGGTTTAAAAATAAATTTGGAATAAAATAAAATAAAATGGCAAGAAGAAGAAGAAGAAGACGTAGATAGTAAAATGTGTTTATATCCGAGATTAATTAGGAACAGAAAGTACACTGTAACTAAGAAAAATGGGGGAAACGTACCGGAAGTAAAGGATAAGAGAGTATTGAGTGTACCAGTAGGCTGTGGGAAATGCTTAGAGTGTAGAAAACAAAAAGCAAGACAATGGCAAGTAAGACTGCAAGAAGATATTCGAACTAATCGAAATGGAAAGTTTGTCACTTTCACATTTAGTGAGTCCGAGTTGAAAAAACTAGAGGACGAAATAAAACTAGATGGATATGATAGAGATAACGAAGTGTGTAAAATAGCAATAAGAAGATTTACAGAAAGATGGAGAAAAAAATACAAGAAAACAATAAGGCATTGGATAGTTACCGAAATTGGTGGTACGAGGACGGAGAGAGTGCATATGCATGGTTTGTTGTGGACAGACGAGCCGACGGCTACGATAGAAGAGATCTGGAAGTATGGGAACATATGGGTTGGAGAATATGTGAATGCGAAGACAATAAATTACATGGTGAAGTATGTCAACAAAGTGGACGAGAAACATAAAGAATATACTAGTAAGATTTTCACAAGTAAAGGTATTGGTGGGAATTATATGCAAAGAAGGGATTCAGAACGTAATAAGTATAGTGAAGGGGAGACGATTGAAACGTATAGAACGAGAGAAGGAATAGAACTGGCGTTGCCGATATACTATAGAAATAAACTATATAGTGATGATGAAAAAGAAAAATTATGGTTAGAAAAATTAGACGAACAAGTAAGATATGTGGATGGTGTTCGTGTGGATATTGCGGAGAGTGATGAAGAGTACTTCAAACTATTAGAAGTAAAAAGAGCAAAGAGTAAAAGATTAGGATACGGTGATGATAGTGTAAACTGGGAACTAAAAAGATACGAGAACGAAAGAAGAAATCTAAAGAAGATGGAAAGAATGGGAATTAGTGAAGAGCACTTAAGCGTATTAGAAAGATTCAAAAACCTTATAGAGAACTAACGGTATTATATGAAAAAACGTGGAGAATTAATAATAATGGACACGACTGGAATGGTAAAACAAGGGAAATATTGGTGGCCGAGTGCAGGAGAATGGGAGTATAATAAGTTAAAAAGTAAAAAAAAAATTGATAATTAAAAAAAAATTGTATATTAGATAAAAATTACTCAATGGGATACAATAAAGACTGCTTTGAGCACTTACGAGAAAGCAGAAAACAACAAAGAAAATTAGTAACATGGAAAACAGATTCGATATACGTCGATGTCGAAACTGGAGAAATAATAAATAAAATAAAACTAAAAGGCGGCGAATATATAATAATAAAATCTAACAGTAAAATTAAAACAAATGAAAACGGACACAAAAGTAAAACAATTACAACCGAATGTAGGAAAAATCAATCCAGATTATTCAAATAATGAAGAATTAATAAAAAGGTTGAGTATAAAAGATAGCCCTTTCGAAGTAATAACGAAAGATGGTGAAAGCTTTGGAGTAATGGGAAATTATAGGTTAACAGAACCAGGTAAAGACGCAGAAACAATAAAGCAAGAATTAGAAAAAATCACATGGAATAGAATAATTCAAGTTGTGATGATATTAGATGAAATAAAAAATAAACTAGCTAAAGATGAAAAATGAGCATTGGGAAGGAGCAATAAAAGAAATGAGAGAATATGAAAAAAACGGAAATATGATGAGTTATAGATTTTATTGTAGAGTAAACGATAGTATGAATAATATAAAAATAATAATAATTTAAAAGAAAAAAAAAGTATGAAAACAGAATTAGGTGGAGATAGATTAGGCTCCGGAAATAAGCAAGAAATTAGCTTAAGAAATTACGAAAGAAGTACGCATGATTTAGGGTATATCTGGCGAAGTAGTATGGCAAGTGGTACGCTAGTACCCTTTATGTCAGAAGTGGCATTGCCAGGGGATAGCTTTGATATAGATCTAGATTGTGATGTAAAGACGTTACCAACAGTGGGACCTCTATTTGGA